TGGATTTTTTTCAGACCACTTATAATAATTATTCTTAGTACTTAATGTAATATAATCATCAGGTCTTCCTTCACGGAATAATCCTTGTTCTAAATCATATATCCCATTCTCAAATCCAATAAGATTAATATTTGAATCTAATTTTTGATCAAATGATGGATCATAAAAAAGACTTTTACACTCATCCATTAAAGTATTTTTAAATCCATTATTCATAAGTTGTAATACAATTTTATCTATACGTGAACGTTTTTGTTGCAACTCTTCTTTTTCAATACCTGCTACAGTTGTTGCTTTTAGACTAATCTCAGCAATTTCTATATTATATTCATTTGCAAAATCTTCCGATAATAATATTTTTAAAGAATAACCTTCTTCAATACGCATCCATCTATGATTTTTAAATTCCCACCAAATATTACTTTTAATAGCAGAACAAACAAAACGATCAGAGTATTTAATATAAATACTTTTAGCTAAATAATATGTATTACCATCTAAACTTTTACGCATCATAGTTTTAAATTCACTCGCTGAAAATGATTCATATTGTTCTGGATTATCATGTTTAGCCCAATAAGCAAGTGATCTTATCGTTAAAATATTACCACATGATGGGTTTTTCATTGTTTTCCATATTTTTTCACATTCACCTTCTTTATATTTAGGTGATTTTTTAGAAAAATCAATCCATGCACTTAATAATGATACATCTATATTATGTAAAGCTAATCCAATACGAAGCCAATCATGATAATCATTTGATCTACTATCATTAAGCATACTAATATATTTTAATGAACGTCTTACATCATCTTCTTTTGATAATGGAATATCAAAACGAATAGAGTCATTTGCAATATTATTATTAACACCGTTGTTAGTACATTGTGTATTAATTTCATGTTCTGAATAATTAGTATTTGTTGCATGTTCTTTATCGTATTTTTCATCTTGAATTGATAAATACTTAATTAATTTTTTAGTTTTATAATATTCTTCTTCCGAGTGCATACCTTCTGCCTTATTATGGTTATAGATAATATTTAATTTAATATCATAAATTTTTGTTAATTCATATAAATAACCAGATGATTTTTTTGATCCATATAAAAACCATCCATTAGTAGATACAACTGCTTTATCAATAATTTTGTCTGGTGAATTTGTAAAATCACAAAATATATTATCATTAATACATGATTCAACAACCTTATTTCTAATTAAATGTCTTAATTTTGTTTGAACACATGTATCAGGGAAAATTAAATGGAAACCATCTTTTAATATACCTTCTTTATTAGTTGGTTTACTTTTTTCAAATAAATAACATTTGAGTTCATTTTTTAATTTACCATTAGATATATTTAAATAATATTTAATTGAATCATTATATTTACTAATTATTTGTCTAATCATTTCATCTGTATATAATCGTTTATTATTTGGATAATTTTCTTCAATACTTTCTAAATCTATATCTACAATTAATGGCGCATATTCTTTCTGTACTTCTAAAATAGATAAATCAGTTATGCCAGCATCTATTGCTGTAGTATACAAACTTAAAAACTTTTTTCTTTGTAATTCATCCAAAACAAATTTCCCTTGAAATAATCCATAAGATAAATGAGTCGGCTTTACTTTGTTAGTATCATTATATCTACAAGCATCAAGAAATGCATATACTTGCTTTTTATAATCATCAAACTTATTATTAGTCATATTAATATATTTAAATAAAGATTTTTTTATATATATTTATCAATTTTTTTATAAATTATAGCCATCTTATTGAATTACGACATATCCAACGGGGGATTTCAGAGAGAAATAGATATTGTGTATAATGATGTAATAAAAAATAGTTATGTAAAATATATAAAGATTATATTACAATCATATAATATAATGGAATTACAAAATACAAGAAAGCCAATAATTTGTTTTTTTATTGGTTATACGGGTGATTTTAATGTATCATCAAATGGTATATATGGTTCTGAATTAGCATTGAAATGTTTAGCAGAAGTATTTTCAAAGACACATAATGTTTTTGTATTTGGTGCATGTATAAAAGAAGCTAATGTTAATAATGTTCAATATTTTAATTCAAATATATTAAATCAATTTATGATTGATAATATAGTTGATGTGATGATAATTAGTCGATATATTTATTACTTTTTAGAATTTAATGTTAAAGCACGTAAAACATATGTTTGGGTTCATGATGATCATGTGCAATATCCTTGGGATTTTAAGTATCTACCACATAAAGGAAAATATTTATTACAAAATGTTATGCATAAAATAGATGGTGTAATTGTTTTGTCAGAGTATCATAAAAAAATTCTATTAGATTTATATAATTTAGATCCTGATAAACTATTTATAATTGGTAATGCAATTGATACGTCTCGTTATAATAAATCTGTTGAACGTGTTAAAAATCGTTTTATTTATACTTCATGTCCTCAACGTGGTCTAGAACAATTAGTTAATCATTTTGAGAAAATAAGACAACAATTACCTGATGCTGAATTATGGATCTATCGCGGTGAAGATGGTTTTAATGGACATTTTCAATCATTACTAACAACTATTAAAACTACACCTTATATTAAATATATGGGTCGTATTGATAATCATGAAATTGCAGAAAAACAAATGATGAGTGAATTCTGGTACTATCCAACAAATTTCCCTGAGACATATTGTATTAGTGGTTTAGAAGCATTAATGGCTGGTTGTATTTGTATCACATCTGATTTCTGTGCAGTAAGAGAGACTGTAGGTAATCGTGGTATTTTAATAAAAGAACCAATTCATTCAGAAGAATATTTTAATAAAGCATTAGAACAAATTGTTAAAATTGCTAATAATAATGATTTAAAAGAGTATATTCGTAATAATGGTATTGAATGGGCACAAACTCAAACATGGGAAAATCGTGTGAAAGAATGGTATAAATTATTTGATTATAAATATTAATTATATAAAATTGAAAATTAATTATATATAAAATCTTATTTTATATATAATTAATAAATGCATTTTTGTCCTAATTGTTCATATTTATTTGATATTTCAAAATCATCTATAGTAAAAGATGCAGAAACATCATCTACACAAGATAGTGATACAAAAAGTTTAACATTAAATGATGTATTTAAAAAACTAGAAGAGAAAGATGATTTAACAAAATACACTATTGCATTTACTAAAGATGAATTAATTAAAAATAAAAAATATCAAAAATTAACAGATGAAAATAAACAGAAATTAAATATATTATTTGATGATAATATATATTCTGGAGCAGAATTTAAATGTAATAACTGTAATAATACTAAACAAATTAGTGAAACAACACTTTTATATGAAATCAATTTAGATAATACAACTAATAATAAAATTAAAAATATTAAAGAAAATAAATTATTGTGTAAAGATCCTTTATTACCACATACGCAAGATTATGTTTGTAAAAATCCAGAATGTCCAACACATAAAAATACTAAACTAAGAGATGCTGTATTTTATAAAGAAAAGAATAGTTATAATATAAATTATATTTGCACAGTTTGTTTTTATAATTTTCCAAATATTATATTTACCAGTTAATTTATTCAAGTAATGATAATAAATGATCTTTATTTAATTCATCTAATGTCCATATTTCAAATTTACCATTTGGTAATGGTCGTTTAATTTTAAATGGTATCATATTATTTTTAAATTCTTCATTTACTATTTGTTCATTTGTTAAATTTTTAGTATTTTTTATTAATGGCTTTGCACCCATTGTAATTTGTTTAGTGCGTTCACCTAATATTCTAACCATTTCATATTTAGTAAGTCTATTTAAACTTATACGATCTGCGCCCACTAAACATTTTATATCTATTGTTGTAGGTATATCAATATTATAATATATTTCATCATCATTAACATCTTCTAAAATATAAGTTTCATTATCTTGTTCATTTTCAAGTTCATTTATATCATCTTCCTCATCAAGCTCATCATCATCAATAATATCACTTATTACATCATCTTCTTCCTCTAATTCATAATCATATTCATCCTCATCCTCTTTTTTATTATTTTTAGATTTTTTGCTCATTTATTGTAATTGATATAATTGTTTTTATATGTTTTTATATCAATTTTTTTTGATAAAATATTTAGATATTTTTTATTTTCTCTTATATTTCAATGTGGAGTTTAGTATCAGAATCTGTTATAATTGGGATAATTACATTTATTATTGGAACGATTATTTTTAATTTATCAATTAATAAGAGTAATAAAGATGAAATTAAACCATATGGTATTAATTTTGCTTTTTTTATAACTGGTGTTATTCTTCATATATTATTAGAGGTCCTTGGATTTAATCAATGGTATTGTAATAAAAAATAGTTTAATATTTATAATAAATATTTATAATTATAATGTTATTATATCAAATCGCATTATTTTTACTATTTATTTTTTTTATATTATGTTATTCATATATTTTAATATTACCCATTTTATTAATTGATAGTACTGTTATTATAAATCATATCAAAAAAATAGCACAATCATTTATTACAATACTTTTACAGTATGGATTTAAATCACAAATTAAATTAGTAGATAATTTAAATAATAT